CACACTGATGTATCTGGTGCAACTCGTCACAAGGCAGAGTGCTTAGCATTCGTACATGCAAGTGCTTCTGATGCAGGTGACGACACTGATGATACACTCGTAGCAGATGCAGCGAACACCATCACACTCAGCACAAACAACACCGACAAGACTACTTCTTCTGGTGGTGCAACCTTCGCTGTTGTTGCTTCTGTTACCAACTCTGGTACAGCAGCATTCCAATGGCAGAAGAGACTCACCTCCTCTGGTCGTTTCACGAATGTCTCTGGTGCAACCAGCACCAACCTGGCACTCACAGGTCAGACTGCAGCAAACGATGGCAACCAGTATCGTGTTAAGGTAACATCTGATAATGGTGCTCCTGAAGTAATCTCTGCCGTAGCAACATTGACATTTGGTAGCTAATGAAATTTGACGAACTGAATGAATCTACTTACATTCTGTTCGCCATAAAGCATTATGAAAATCCTCATTGCGTGACACGCGATGATTTTGATGAAGACATGAAACGCTTCAAGTATCTGAAAAGACTCTTGAAGCGTTATGTCAAAGGTGGTCCGTTGAGGACCCATTTGATTATCAACCATCTCATCATTTTGTATAATGTTTTTGGTGAAGCAGCAACACCATTGTTGTTCTTTAAATTAGAACGTGAATATTGGTGTTTGCTTAAAAGTATGCTGATCTATTTGAATAAATATCCTATAGGTATGCTTCCAGAATTGGAAGAAGATTTAGACATTAAAGAAGAACTGGAGAAACTATGACAGTCATGACTGCTGGTACTGGAGGATTTAGTGGTAGTGCAGATGCCACTGGACCTAATGCTGGGTATGATCCTGTCATGAAGTTTCGCAATAAGGTTAAAAAATCTAAGGAAGATAAAAAGTTAGTTGCTCCTGGTAATAAACTTGGAGAGTCAAAAGAGAATCCAACATCACCATCTAGATTGTTTCAGTATAAGGTGACAATCCCTGAGGTTGGGGAAACTATCATCTACGCTAATTCCCCTGCAGAGTTGCAACGTAAACTTCGCATGGTAATTATGCCTGCTCATAGAGGCGATATCAATGTTGAGAGAATCATGCCTGCTAATGCTGGTAAGTTCTTTATGAATAAGCGCATGAAGCATATGCGTAATGTTCAGGAACAAAATCAAGATAATCAGATGAAGCAGCAGATGGCACAGCAAAAGATTGCCATCGAAAAGAAAAAGATTGACATGAAAAAGCGTGAACTTCAGAAGCAATTGCAACTAAAGACGCAAAGCCTTAAGAAGAAAGCGCGTGCAGGTGCAGAAATCGACGCGACGAGGTAATGTGTCTGACATTAATTCAGCAATTCTAGAGAGACTAGAACGAGTAGTTGATACCCTTCAGGAAAATTCCGTGAAGATGGGTCAACTTCTTGCTGTGCATAATGAAAAATTAGATAAGCAAGATCAAGTCGATCAGGTTTTGTTTGAAAAGGTTGACAGAATTCATCAAGACATCACCAGAGAAACGGATGCAATCAAGAAAGGATGTGAGAGAGACATCCGTAAGATTGATGAAAGACTCAGAGTTATGGAGAAAAAGATGTGGACTATATTTGGTGGTCTTGCTGTGATATCTTTTTTACTATCGTCACCAGGGCAGAGAATTCTAAAGCAGTTGACAATCAACAGCACATCGAGTATGATGGAATCGCCCCAGGCGGTCCATAGAATTGGTTGATGCTTATTATGTGAGTCTTCTATCGAGTCGTCTCGATAAATTCTCAAGGAAGAAAAACGATCTTTATAACTTTCGATGCCCTTATTGCGGTGATTCGCAGAAGCATAAGAACAAGGCACGAGGTTATTTTTTTCGTATAAAAAATGACATGGTATTCAAATGCCACAATTGTGGTGTTGGTAGAACTTTGCCAAACTTCTTGAAAGATCAAGCACCTGATCTCTATGATGAATACATCATGGAGAGGTACAAGTCTGGAACGACAGGTAAAGGATCATATGTTCCTAAACCAAAATTTAATAAACCAAAATTCAAAAAGAAAGGCGAACTGCAAAGTATTGCAGAGCTAAATACTTCGCACCCAGCATTAGGATACATCCTCGGAAGACAGATACCTCAGAAGAATCATTCTGATCTGTATTATACGGAGGACTTTTGCACTTGGGTCAATACACAAAAACCTACGTTTCCAAATGTCAAGAAGGATCACCCCAGAATCATTATCCCTTTCATTGACCAGCATGGAGAATGGTTTGGGTTTCAGGGGAGGTCCCTAGTACCAAATGATCCGATGCGTTACATCACGATCATGCTAGACGAGGACAGGACCAAAGTATTTGGACTCGATAGAGTTGACTTTAACAAAACAATCTACATTACAGAAGGACCCTTCGATAGTTTTTACATCGATAATGCCATTGCTATGGCAGGTGCAGACATTGATTGGGATCTTTTGAAAGATAGAGACGTTGTATTTGTATTTGATAATGAGAAAAGGAATTCAGAAATTGTCAATAGAATGGTTAAAGTTATAGATAGAGGTCATGAGGTAGTAATTTGGCCAGATAAGATACAAGAGAAAGATTTAAATGACATGTTTATCGCTGGACATGACGTTCAATCTCTGGTAGAATTCAATACTTACAGCGGTTTACAAGCACAGATTAAACTAAGCGAATGGAAAAAAGTATGAAGGAAACTTATGTGATCAAGCGTGATGGAGAAAAGACTCCATTAGATCTTGATAAAATTCATGCAATGGTAGAACATGCTTGCAGAGGTCTTGCAGGTGTGTCCGAATCACAAGTCGAGATGAATGCAAATCTTCAGTTCTTTGATGGTATTCAGACTTCTGATATTCAAGAGATCTTGATTCGTTCTGCTAATGATCTGATCGATTTAGATGCTCCTAATTATCAGTTTGTGGCAGCACGTCTGCTTTTGTTTAGTCTTAGGAAAGCAGTTTATAATGGACATCCAGATGGTCATCCTCCTTTGTTGGAGCATGTTCAGAAATGTATTGAACAAGGAGTATATGATCCTGGTATCGTAAGTAAATATACTGAAGAAGAGTGGGATAAACTAAACAGTTTCATGGATCATGATCGTGACTACCTGTTTACATATGCTGGCATTCGTCAAGTAACAGATAAATATCTCGTACAAGATCGTTCAACTGGAGAGATTTTCGAGACGCCTCAGTTTATGTACATGATGGTGGCGGCGACTCTCTTCCAAGATGACGACAAATATTATAGGTTGGAATACGTCAAAAAGTATTATGACGCAATCTCAAAACACCGACTCAACATCCCAACGCCAATCATGGCAGGTGTCAGAACACCCTTGCGTCAATTTGCATCTTGTGTTCTCGTTGATGTTGATGACACCCTCGATAGTATCTTTAGCAGTGATATGGCTATTGGTCACTATGTCGCACAAAGGGCTGGTATCGGCATTAACGCTGGCAGAATCCGTGGGATCAACAGCAAAATCAGAGGCGGAGAGGTACAACACACAGGTGTTGTCCCCTTCCTTAAAAAGTTTGAATCAACTGTACGATGCTGCACACAGAACGGCATCCGAGGTGGTTCTGCTACAGTTCACTTTCCTATCTGGCACCAAGAAATCGAAGACATCCTAGTCCTTAAAAATAATAAAGGAACTGAGGATAACCGAGTTCGTAAGTTAGACTACAGCATTCAGATTAGCAAACTCTTCTATGAACGATTCATCAGTAACGGAGAGATCTCACTATTCAGTCCTCACGATGTGCCAGGTCTGTATGATGCTTTTGGCACTAATGAATTTGATGATCTCTATCTCAGTGCTGAATCTGATGGATCTATTCCACGCAAAACTATTGGTGCTCAAGAACTATTTCTGGATCTTTTGAAGGAGAGAGCAGAGACTGGTCGTATCTATATTATGAATATTGACCACTGCAATACACACTCATCTTTCAAAGATAAAGTGAACATGTCTAATCTGTGTCAGGAAATTACCCTGCCTACAGATCCTATTCAACACATTGATGGTCAAGGTGAGATTGCTCTGTGCATTCTGTCTGCTATCAATGTAGGTAAACTAAAGAATCTGGATGAAGTCGATGAACTATGTGAACTTGCAGTGCGTGGTCTGGATGCTCTGATTGATTATCAGCAGTATCCTGTCAAGGCAGCAGAGCAGAGCACTATCAATCGTCGCTCACTGGGCATCGGTTATATTGGTCTGGCACATTACCTTGCTAAGAATGGTGCGAAGTATGATTCTCAGAAGGCATTCGACCTGGTTCATAAACTCACTGAGAGGTTCCAGTATGCCCTTCTAACAGCGTCTAATCGTATGGCGATGGAGAAGGGTCCTTGCGGTTATTTTGGTAAAACAAAGTACGCTGATGGAATTCTTCCTATCGATACATATAAGAAGGAAGTAGATGAGATTGTACCGAATGACCTTTCATGTGATTGGGAGTATCTCCGTGGACGGATTGTTGAGTACGGATTACGGCACAGCACGTTGTCCGCACAAATGCCTTCGGAAAGTAGTTCCGTTGTGTCAAATGCAACCAATGGAATCGAACCACCTAGAGCGTACTTGTCCGTTAAAAAATCAAAGAAAGGACCCCTTAAGCAAATTGTACCGAGCTTTAATACCTTAAAGAACCATTACACATTGCTTTGGGATATGCATAACAATGATGGGTACATCAAAGTTACTGCTGTTATGCAAAAGTTTTTCGATCAGGCAATCAGTGGTAACTGGAGTTACAATCCAGAGAACTATACTGATAACGAAGTTCCTGTATCAGAAATGGCGAAAGATCTTCTTAACACATACAAGTATGGTTGGAAGACATCTTATTATCAAAACACATATGATATCAAAAAAGATGGTGATGAAGAACCAACTAAAGGTTCTAATGTTGATACGTTAATCGAAGAATTACTCAACTCGGAGGAAGAAGATTGTGACAGCTGCAAGGTCTGACGTTAAAGGTATGACAGTATTTAATAGCAACAAAGTAGATACCAAAAAGCAACCAATGTTTTTTGGTCAACCTCTTGGGGTACAGAGGTATGATGAATATAAGTACCCTGTATTTGATAGACTGACTCAGCAACAACTGGGTTATTTTTGGAGACCAGAAGAAGTATCTTTGCAGAAGGATCGTGCAGATTACCAAACTTTATCGCCAGAGCAAAAGCACATCTTCACTTCCAATCTTAAATACCAAATCATGTTGGATAGTGTACAAGGGCGTGGTCCTGGGATGGCTTTTATCCCTTACTGCTCACTGCCTGAGTTAGAAGCATGTATGACAGTGTGGGAATTTATGGAGATGATCCATAGTCGCTCCTATACTTACATCATCAAGAATGTATATTCTGATCCTGGTGATGTCTTTGACACTATTCTGGATGATGAGAATGTCATGGAACGTGCTTCTAGTGTTACAGAATCATATGATGACTTTATCAACCATGCTCATGAATATGATAATGGACAGATGTGGGATCTTGCAAGAGATGGACACACTACTGGTCAGTATGATCGTCGTGAGTTAAAACGTAAACTCTATAGGGCAATCGCCAATGTTAACATCTTGGAAGGTATTCGCTTCTACGTTTCCTTCGCGTGCTCGTTTGCTTTTGGCGAAAATAAACTTATGGAAGGCTCAGCTAAGATTCTATCTCTTATCGCAAGAGACGAAAGTCAACATCTGGTTATCACGCAAAACATTCTTAAAAACTGGGCAAAAGGAGACGACCCTGAAATGGCGATCATCGCCAAAGAAGAAGAAGGGTATGTAAAACATATGTTTGAAAAGACCGTCAATGAAGAAAAGGTCTGGGCAAACTATCTCTTCAAGGAAGGTAGCATGATTGGTCTTAATGATCGTCTGCTGCATAACTATGTTGAGTGGATTGCTAACAAACGCATGAAAGCAATTGGACTTGATCCAATGTTTGATGTACCTGCTAAGAATAATCCACTCCCTTGGACACAGCATTGGTTGTCTTCAAAGGGTTTACAGAATGCACCACAAGAAACGGAGATCGAAAGTTATGTCGTCGGAGGAATCAAACAAGACATCAAAGCAAACTCATTCGCAGGATTCTCTTTATGATGCTATGTTCGACGATCTTTTAGAGGAAGCGAATGATATGAGTAGTCCAGATCTCACAGATATGATCTGGGCAACTGCTCGTAAAGAAGCTTTAAGAAAGTCCAAAGATGTATCATAGTGAACTACATTTGTTAGGAATCTATGATATAAATATAGATGTATCAACAGATACCATTTACGTTCATCCCTTCGGGGACGCAAGTAAGTCGCGGAACGGAGCGTTCATCCCATGTTTGAATTATTACTTTATACTGATATTAACTGCATCGATGCTGCTGATATAATCAGACGCCTCGACGCTCATCAGAATATGAGTGATCAAGTCAAGGTGGAACTTATTGAAGTAGTTCAAGAAGCAACACCACATTGCCCATGGGACGCAAACGACTAAAGGAACGGGCCTAAAAATCCAACTACTTTAGGAGAAAACAAATGAACACCCTACTCATGATCAAGAAGCAAATCGACAAAGCATCTGCGCTGCATGATGCACAAATCTCTCACACTGCATATCGTGGCGTTGAGTATGATCAGCGTTGTGTAGAAAGCAAGGAGTCTCACGGCACCTATTGCTATCGTGGACACGTCTATAGCAAGTGAGGTAGTCATGTTAGCACTACAAACAGTCGCGTTTGTATCGATTGGATGCGTAGCATTCATCGGTATGATCTACGGAGAACTTCTCCTTTTACAGAAAGTATAAGGGGAGGTAGGACAAATGCTGAAGGTCAGGTTTGAATATGACCTTCCAGAGTTTGATCCTTTGATGCACGATCCAGATAAAACATTTGCGTTTTTGACTTATCGTGGAGTCCATTATGCAAAGTGGGTTAACTTAAAACCCATGAAGAACAAATCCTGGAAGATCACATCTTGATTTCCACACAAAGCACCCACTATGGGTGCTTTTTTGCTATTCTAAATAACAATAACCTACGCATAGGAGAAGTCATGAAACTCTTTCTGGACTGCTCTGATGCCGACCTAATCGCTAATGCTTTTGAGACGGGTTTAATTGACGGCGTTACAACCAATCCGTCCCTCATGAGGAAAGCAGGACAAGATCCTATAGAAGTCATCAAGGAAATTTCAAATATTTTTCCTTGGGATGCATCTATATCTGCAGAGGTAGTTGGAGAAACTGCTGAAGAGATGCTTGACATGGCAGATGATTATCTCGAAATCGGACCAAACATCACAATCAAAGTTCCTTGTACACCAGAAGGTCTCAAAGCCTGTAGAGATCTCGCTAACGAAGACGTTAGTGTAAACGTTACACTGGTATTCAGTACAGCACAGGCAATCTTAGCATCTAAAGCAGGTGCTACATACGTTTCACCTTTTGTTGGACGTGTATATGATCAATCATTTGATGGTATTAAATTAATTGAAGACATTGCTGATGTCTTTGCCACGCATGAAGTTAAGACACGAGTCCTTGCCGCATCAATTAGAGATGTAGGACAAGTCGCTTCTGCATTTAAAGTTGGTGCTGATATTTGCACACTCCCTGTCAAACTATTTCATGGCATGTACAAACATGTTTTGACTGACAAGGGACTGGAATCATTTGACAAAGATTGGAGGGAATTGCGCCAATGCCTAGAGGTAGCTTAAGAAAAAGTGAATTAGAAAATCGTGTTCTTAAGATGAAGAATGAACTATATGATGGTACTTGGTCTTACAAGAATGGTGAATGGCATGATGGTGCTCACGAAATGTTGAACAAAGTTCTACACACACTAGAAGAATATCGTGAATAAAAGAAACTTACAAATTCTAATTCGGGATCTTGAGTTCCTACTCACAGAACTCAAGTCGGAAGTTTATTCTGATCCCGAATCTTACCTAGATAAAAGTAAGATTAAGAGTGTGAGTAATTACATTGACCAAAACGACGACGACGGAGACCCAGACTGATTATGAAAACCCCTGGATTTTTAACGGACACCCTTTTTTATCTGAGGACATTGACGATTATTTCGGTTTCGTCTATTGCATTACAAACCTTTGTAGTGG